ATCATCTAAGTTCTTATTAACCACTGTCCAATCACCCACAACTGTAGCACTGGCAATCTCAGCGATAATCATATCACCAACTTCTACAGCAGTGGTGAAGAAATCCCCTGCCACTGTAACGGTGTAGACATCACCCACAGCAATAGCTACAGGGGAGGCGGCATCCAGGTTTGGTGTGTTCGTTGAGGCGTTATAGCTGCCTTTATAGGACATCTCTGAGGTGATAGCAGCCGCAACCTCTGTATCAACATAAGCCTTAACTGACTGCTGCGTAGGCAGCTTAGTGGCTAGATCGCTAGCCATGTTATCCTCATCAATAACAAAGGACATGGCAGCAGTGGTTGTATCCCCTTCCATAACTGCTGTAGCTGCTGCTACATTCGTAGCGTCTGTGACATCAGCGGAGGCTTCTATGCCATCTAACTTAGTCCCATCAGTGGCTACATCTCTACCATCGAATGTGCTGTTAGTCGTAATAGCCCCAGTCATTGCACCACCAGATTTGGGTAGCTTAGCATCAACCTGTGTCTGAATAGCACTGGTTACACCATCAACATATCCTAGCTCTACCTTAGTGGTAAGGAGTCCATCTAGCTTATTTATCTCAGCGGCATCAGCTGTCAACCCTAATGTAACTAGAGCTGCTGCTGCTGTAGCATCATCCACAAGGCTTGCACCGTAAGTGCTAATAGTGGTACTGGCAGGAAGCACAAGGGTTTTAATGTCAGCATCAACCTCTGAGTCCATTAGTGCGCCAGCGGCTGTAACATTAGCTGTATCGGTTACATCTGCACTGGCTTCAACACCATCGAGCTTAGTACCGTCTGTAGCTACGTCTCTGCCGTCAAAGGTACTACTGGTGGTAATAGCTCCGGACATAGCTCCGCCCGCCTTTGGTAGCGCAGCGTCTGCTGTAACGCCATCAGCTGCTACATCCCGACCATCAAAGGTACTGGTAGTAGTAATTGCACCCGTCATAGCTCCGCCTGCCTTGGGCAAGGCTGCATCAGCCGTAGCGGTAGCTGTTACTACATCAGCCTGTAATGCTACGATCTCATTCGAGGCAGCTATGAAGTTATCACGAACGGATAATGTAGTCGGGTTGCCTGATATCGGCTTTGTTACGTCAATACTTGAGGTCATTGTGTCTCCTTAAAAGAATCTGTTACTGCCTTGGTATACGTTTTTAGCTTCTCTCACTTGCAGAGAACCTGCCTCTTTGTCTTGCCTATCTTCTGAGTCCAGAAGTTCAGCTTTGATCTTCTCGTAAGAGGCAGACCAGATTTGTGACCTATTATCGTCCTTCAACCACAGAGCTGCCTCAACTAAGGCTGAAAACAGCAGTAGCTCCGGTATGTTCTCTGATATCCAGTTAGTACTGACCGTAGGAGAAAGGATATCCAAGGCCTTGTAGTAAGCGAGGTCTATAGTGTACTCTTGGTCGGGTACTGGCCCGAAGTACATGTTATCACCGAGTACAGCGTAGTACAGAGGAGTTCCGGAGTTACCGGACTGCTTTACCTTCTTGTACGGAGCGCCATTGATCTCAGCGTTAGTGGTTCCTAACTGGAGTGTCATTGCTTTTGTTCTTAAGTACCCAGCAGGTACAGCAACTGATACTGTTGTTTGTGTGAACGCGGGTAACACAGTCTCCATTGCATTCAAGTCACAGGTCCTGTGTATACGCCTCTGTCCCATAGCAATGAAGGTCTCAACCTTATCCTCAAGAGCAGTAAAGCCGTTCCTGTTCAGCCAATCAATAACCTCAGCCTTCAGTAGGGTGTATGTATTCATAGCCATTATCTATTTATTCCTCTGCGTGAGAACATCTTAACAGTCGTCTTCAGGTACTTGTAGTCAGGGTCATCCAGTTTCTTCATTAATGCCTTTACCTGCTCTGGCTCTGTACTGAAAACATCTATGTTATAATCCGTCTTGAACTTTGTAACAATACCTAGTGGTAGCTCAGCGATATGGTGCATCATCTGATTACCGAATCTTTGATCTACTGAAGCATTAGCTCTCTGCTTGTTATGCGCGAGGATATCTGATGTATCCCACTTAGTGCGAATAGTAAATGACTCAGTAGCCTCATCCCAGTACCATGTCTCCATTGTACCCTTAGAAGCATTCCATTCTTGTTTGTATTCTTTCATTATGTACCTCAAAAATGGATGGGGGTCACCCCCCACCCAACCCAAACTTCCGTTTAAGCAGTAGTAAGGTCGTAGACACCACCAGAAGATGCTTCGTTCTTAGAGATCAAGCCGCATTCCTGCAGAACCTGTCTCTTCTCAGCATCACCAGTAGCGGCGATTTCCTTGTTTTGCATACCACGAAGCACGCCTAAGCACCACATGTCTTGCTGATACACGAGTACATCACGAGAACGAGAGAAACGGTTAGGAACAACCTTCAGCTCGCCGTAGTCGGACACATACAAGCTAACAGCATTGATAACCTTCTTATCAGTGTTGTTATGCTTAACTTCATCAGAGTTACCTGAGAAGCCAGTGATAGCACGCTTGTTGAAAGTACCAGCCATGATGATGTTAGGTATTCCGCCATTGTTGTACATAGCGTCAATAACACCACCGAGCATAGCCTCAGTGAAGGCACGTTGAGTACCGTCAGCAGGAGCGTCAGTACCATCGCCATCAACGGGGCCAGTTCCGCTAGTACCACGGTTAGCGCCAGCTGCACCAGCAGTACCTACGTCATTGGTCAGAGTCCATGTAACGTAGCTAGCAGTCTTTCGGGCTACCGAAGCTGAACCAGTTACAGCGATCTGAGATACACCAACCAGGTGATGCTCAAGGTCACGCTTGATCTCTTTACCACGCTTGATAACTTGATAAGCCATCTCACGTTGACGACCAGCACGGTCAGTTGCTTCCAGAGTACCAGAAGTACTTGCAGTCTTCTCGATGATCTCTGTGCGGTTACCTACACGAGTAGTTGCTGCAGCTGCTGCGAAGGTAGCGTCAGCTCCCTCAACGGCAGTGGTTGCACTTACAGCTGCGAGGCTGTCAGTTTGCCACTCGAAAAAAGTGTTATCTACACTAACGCGCTTACAGTTAGATGCAAATGGGGTATCCTCTGGGGTAATGTCCCAGATGGAATCGGACAGATCTTCTCGAATCCCGATCTGTGCATATGTAGTAGTTGAAGCCATGTTGTTCTCCTAAGAATTAAGGTCAATTCCCTGTCAAGAGCCAGTCAACGCCGTCTTCCACAGAACCTGTCTGCTTGATTCTAGCACGCTTGTCTTGTAGGGCTTTAGATTGCTTTTCTGCCTTAGTCACGGGTTGGCCTTTCTTTAACATTTTAGTAGGGGATTTCTTTAGCTTCTTTCCAGCTAGAGTCTTCCCTGCGGACATCATCTCATCGTATAGTCGAGCTTTGTTAAGCATAACTACCACACGATGATCCTTAATGCCTGTTACCTCTGATTCAGAGAGTCCACTGGCTACGGCGTAGTCACGTAATTGTAACTGTAACGCTTTCGACTTGGTGGGATCTGCGAGATCCGGAACTGCTAAGTGCAACGACTGAGCTTCTTTAGCCTCGTACATTGCCATCTTAGAAGCCTCCTCCTGAGACTGCTGCTGTGTTACTTGTAAACCATGCTGCTGCAATTGACCGTACCGGACCTGCGCTTGCTGGAACTCTGCCCACTGCTCTGCATAAGCATAGGCATCTTCCATTTGTAACGCTTGCCAATCAGTCTGCGCTCCTTTCACTAGCTGAGGCTCAATCATGTTCATAGACATCATTAAGGACTCTGCTAGTGCTTCTCGCTCTTGACTAACTGCCTGTCTTTCTGTATCAAACGCTTGGCGTTCTTGTGCTAAGGCTTGTGTCTTCTGTGTATAGTCAGCATTGCGGAGATTGCCCTTCTTGAGTTCTTCAAGGGTAGCCTCAGTGCCATCAGGCATAGTATAGAGAACTTCGACATCTTCGTCTTCCTCTTCCTCTGCTTCAGCAACGGGTTCCTCATCTTCCTCTTCCTGGGTTTCCGGTTCTACTTCCTCTTCGCTCTCATCAGTCTCAGTATCTTCTTCTTCAGAAGGGGCTTCCTCTTGGGTAGCTTCCACTTCTTCCGCGTCACGAGGGACTGTATCTCCTGATTGGATCGCTTTTGAAGGCTCTTCTTCCTTCCCCGGAGTTTCCTCCAGCTTGACCTCATCCTCGGCAGGTGCATTCTTGATGTCTGCATTCGGTTTGAGTATAAAATCAATAG